TTGCAATGGTATTGTAACTGTTAAGTATGTTACTATTCCAAGAGCTGCAACTCCAACAAATACACCTGAAGCTAGTTCTTCCTGAGTATCAACATCTCTAATCTTTAAAGTGTATTGTATTCCGCTAGAACCTGATGCAGGTGTTACCGCTAATGATAATAACATTTGGTCCGTAGTGCTTCCAACTGTAGGAACGTAAGTAGCTATATCTGTAGTTGTGTTTAACCACGTTCCATCTGTAGTATTCCAATCAACTAACGTCTCACTATTACCTATAGAGCCGCCTTCTAAGTCGGGAGATAACCACATATATAACTCGTCAAATTCTGTAGTACTAAAGAAGTCTCTAGTAAATGTTAACGGATACTCAGCTTCTATAGCGTTTATAATCTCTATAACTTTTAATGATGGTCTTAATTCATTGTACTGTAATCCTGAACCTGTTCCTGCCTTAGCAATGTTACGCATCTGAACTTCTCCATCAACTAATCTATCACCACCTGAAGCATCATAGAACATTCCCATTTGCGACATAGGTGTATAGATAACCGAATTGTTAAACAGTCCTGTCTCTAATCCTAATTGAACTTGCGTAGATGTATACACGTGGTCAAACGCAGACAAGTCTAAATCTCTTAATACATCTTTACCTAATATCTGTTGTAATGACGCAGTCTCTCCATAGAAGTTAATCTGATACGAATCAGCAACTCCCTTAACCAATTTAACACCACGTAACAGCCATTTACCACTTCTGAATGGTGTACCATCAATATCGATAGTACCTGTAACCCTAGTTCTAGCGTCAAATCCTCCATCAATCGTAGCATTATACCAATGTTTAAATATTTTATTGTTTCTTTTCGATGTTGGAACTGTAAAAGTCTTAGAATAATCACCTGTATTCTTTGTTATATCCTGTACATCTAGCACGGAAGACACAATTTCTACAGATTCATCATCATATTGGTCTAATAATTGACCTTCTATATACAAGTTAACCATTTATATATTGTTTATTTCGTTATAACTCTTCTCGAATGTAATTGTATATGACACTAACCTGTCATTTTGTCTCGTTTTATACTTAAAAGACTTGTCTACTACGTTTAAAGGTGTGGAAACTCCATTAGAAAACGACCATATTCTCTCACTTAATAACATTTGTTTAACAAATTCAGTGTTATCTTCATCAATAAATCCTGATTCAGCTACTAAAGTTGTTCTGCCTTGTACATTATGCCTAACAAACTGATGAAATCCGTTAGAAGCTTGACCTCTATTAGTCTCAAAATGGTTGTCAGTTATAGTCATAGACTCTTCTTGCTTCTTAAAGAATGTAAATATCTGTGCAGCTCCATCTTTATTCTGAAATACTACATCTAAAGGGTCGTACTTACACTCATTAACCACGTCTAGAGTTAATGTAGCTACATCTCCTGTACTTTGATTAGTATTTGTTATAGTTACATAAGCGTCTTCTGTTGTGTCGTTTAAATCTACCCATAAATATACAACCTTGTTCTGTGAATCAATAGTATTACCTATGTTATAAGTCTCAGAAAGTTCTGTATTAGGGAATGACTCTGCGGTTAATGTATACCCTACTGCGTCTGAAACTATGAAAGGATATATAAAGTATCCTGTTCTACTAACCTTGTAATCTTGCTCAGCTAATAATATATCACCATTTACTGTATCAAAGTTCTTTCCTTCATTACCATAAGAATATCCTAGTGTCATAAAGTCAATAGCTACATTCTCTTCAGTAGTTAAGTCATCATACTTTACAAATGTTCTTACCCATTGCTGATTGAATCCATCTATTATCTGAGTAGTATCTCCTGGATTAGGGTAAGGTTGCTTAAACTCTATGTAATCTTGAATGATTGCATTGATATTTATATCGTGAATAGTTTCGTCTGCTTGAGTGTTTACGAATGTAATATCATAACTGTTAACCTCAACATTAGGATTGCTACCATCAAACTCAGTATCTAATCCATCCCATACTTGAATAGTTAATGTATACTTACTGCATACAACTAAGGTAGGAGTTAGGTATGTTAAATTTGTCGTTATGTAATACGGACTTAATGCTCTTATCATAATTATATTGTTTCTTTATTTAAACTATCTTCTACTGCCTTAGCTATTGCAACCTCTATCTCGTCGCTTAATTCCTTTACCTCAGAGTCAAATGGATTACTAAAAAACAATGTAGTTTTTAAGCCGGTATGAAATATACTTCTAGCAATTGCAAATTGTCCTCCCTTACTAGATGTTATCTTAGCAAAAGCTGATGGTGGCGGAATCTTATCTCTGTACTTATACTTATTGTTAGTTACTTTCTTTTTAACCCAAGCAGAACCATCTGCTCTTTCCCCTCCTACACCTGCAACACCGTAATTCATATACTCCCAATAACCTGCTATAGTTATAGTTAGTCCTACAGAGTTATTATTAATTTTAACACTAGAGTCCATACCTTTACCTAAATGCCCGCTAGCACTTATTTTAGACGAAACTAAATTTCTGTTAGCTTGTTGTATGATATCCTCACCCATAGTGACTAAAACACCCTTTATAGCCTCTTTAATCATTAGTACAAAGACTTACTTCATATATAGGCATTTCTATATCAAAACTCATAGTCCATCCATCATATAAGTTAGCACCTGCAAAATCTATTTGATTAATTGTAGGATTGTCAGATGCAGTTATATTGTTTTTCACAAAGTCTCTATTCATCTTAGTCCATACTGAAGCTAAAGAGGATAATGTAGCGTTATGATTGTCAACACTGTTATCGTTATCCCAAAATTTATCTTGAATATTCTCTTTGTTTATCATTCTAATATCTACACAAGTTAATTCAACACTGAACTGAACTGTCGCTGTAGACGTTAGGGAGCCTTCTAAGGCACTTACATTAAAAATTGGGAATATATTACCTTTCTCCCAATCAAAGTCGTCAGGCACTCTGTTAAGAACTGTAGTGACATAACTATCTTGTTCTACTAATTCCTTAATGTATCTCAGTAATTGACTATATGCATTCATATTATAATTGTGTTACGTTTTTACCGCCTTTTGTATTCCTTAATCCTTCTTCCATCTTCTTTTTATCTAATCTATGTGCTAATGATACGTGAAACACGTGCATAGGCAATTCAGTTATAGCGTCTATTTTCAATACATCACCACCACTCATCAAATCCAACGTCGGGTACCATCCCCATTTCGCAAAGTAATCACTTGCTTTAGCCTCGCTTCCGCCCGAACTGTCGCTATATATTTCAGGGTATGTATCTGCAATTCGCTTGATAAAAGGCAAAAAAAAACCAGCATTCCATTAACAATATTCATAGGTGCTTGCATCATTATATCCGCATAATCGCTATTAGCTGAATAAGACTCGATTTCGTAATTCCCGAAAGCATCACTTAAAATAATAGGTCTAAATAATACTGCCAAAACCTTGTTTAAAGTCTCATGGCTATTACTATATGATGCTAAATCTATATATTCCCCTGCAGTTATTTCATCTAACTTTGGTACAAAACCATACTCAACACCATTTAAAGTAAACCTATGCTTAAACTCAACATCAGAATCCAAAGCTTTATTTATTTGATTAACAATAGCATCATAATCAACCATATCAATTAACTCAACATCACGCCTTTTTAGACCGGTAAATAAACCTATAATCCTTTTTGTCTTATTGTTCACATCTATATCATCACGCTTAATTATCGCTAAATACTTTTGCGATTGCTCTAATGTTATATCCGAAATGTCCTCAGGTAATGATATTTTAATGTTCTCTTTCATATACTATTTAAACGATTAACTAACCTCTTTTGTTATTTATCTAATTTCTATTTTACCCGTACCCATTAGTTGGTATGAAACCGAATATCTGAGCGCATCTAATAAGTGATTGTAGTTGTCAATTAATGTACCTGACTTCTTATGACTGTACGCATAGTTATTAAGTTCTTTAGCAAGGTTTAAACTCTCAGGACATACCACGAGGTCATAATCTTGTATAAGTGCGATACCCGCATTGATAGAGCCCGCACCCTTCTTTGCACCTATTATATTGCATTTCTGTCTACGCATCTCATCAATCATTCTAGGTTCTGCTGAATCAGCCACAACCAGATTTGTTCCGCAAGTTAATAGAACTATATTAGCAGTGTCCGACGTGCTTATCCCTGTATTATACATATACTCCTTAGCGTATATAATCTTCTTCTTTTTGTCTATTGCCACACCTATCAAGGTTGTAGGGTCATTAGTAAATCCAAAGTCCATACCATAGGTTACTTGCAATTCATTAGGGTTATAGTCTCCAGTACTCCAATCACTGAATACAACACCTTCAGCGCTATCCTGCCAACCTCCTAGTATCTCCAGGAAATACTTCTTTGGTCTATCTCTACGCATCCTGTCCATATTGTTTATGAATGATTTAGATACATTTGCCTCGTTATCTTTGTAGGTTGTATGGATATAAGTTGTATCTCCTTTAGTAAGGTTAGAACCACCGTTAACACCTGCCTGCTGAAAGAATCGTTGATATATCCAGTGTTCCTTAGTTGCAGGGTTCATTATTAATATAACCCTATTCTGTATGCCTTTCTGCCTTACTGATAAATCTATCTTATCGAATGTGTCTTCATCTACTAGTTCTTCAGCTTCTTCCACTACAAAGGTTGTGATACCTTGTAATGACTTTAGATTTGCTGATTGGTCTCCTGATGAGGTTTTAATACCTCTAAACAATATCTTACTGCCAGTAGTCTTATTTACTATCTCATTCTTAGTTATATGGAAATACTCACGTAAACCCATTAAATCTATTTTCTCCAGGAACTCAGGTATTATACTTATCTCCGCTGATGTCATCGTATACCTAGTAAACAGTATTTTATGCCCTCCCTCGCAAGTTAATAACGTCAATAGAGATGCTATACTAAACGATTTAGAAGAACCCCTCCCACCCGTAACAATATAGTACCTACTCGCTGACTGTGACAAAGGTGCGTATTTCGGGCTGATTAATATACCAGGCTTATTCTCTTTCATCTTCTTTGCTTTCATCTGTGATGTCAATAGTAACTGTTTCATCGATACCGAATCCTATTAAGTCCTTGAAATTTATACCGGCTGACAGATTGGCAGTCAACTCAACCTGGGCGGTTGGCTTAACTGTACTGTATTCTAGCAATAACTTAGATGCTGACATATTGCCGTCTAGTGCTTCACCATACAACATCCTGAAAACCTGCCCTAGTTCATCTCTAGTAACTGTATCCTGCATCACATCCTTAAATTGATTCTTACGTCTATCGTTAGGGTTCAAACTCTTGGTTGAATGCCCGCCGTTATTGGCTCTTTTACCGATTCTCCTATCACCGTTCTTATCTTTAGTGTCCATTTAAAACAAATTATATATTAATATCCTTATAATAATTAAACGAAATAAACTAATTAATGTTATTCTTAATTTTAAACATCATTTAATCAATCTTTAAATTGAACTGGATACAATATATCGAATATAAATCAAAAGCTCTTAAAACGTCTTAAAATGGCTTACACGTACAAAAAAAGGGTACTACAAATTAATGCAATACCCTCTTTACCTTTTAACTTAATGTATTTAACTATCCTTTACTCTCCTTTACCTCCGATTAGCAAATTTAATATTTCAATATCTTCATTCTTTCTATCTAATCTTTTATATAAACTTACAACATCCTTCAGCAACTCAACGTAACTATTATTACTATCGGTAAAAGCATCACTTAAATTAACTAAGCTTTCACTTAAGTTTTCTATTATCTCGTTTAATGTTTCTATTTCATCTTCATAGTTCTGAGACTCTAGAAATTCAACTCTCTTTCTCAACGCCTCCGATTTGTCTACTAATTTACCTATTAAAATATCTTTATCTTTATGTTTCATAATGTTAATGTATTGATTATTAATTATTTAAGTTTTACTCTTAATTATTTACCCCTTGTCAGCTCTTTTAAACGCTCATTTTTCTGAAAAGTGATGCTAATATGCAATGTCCTTATATACTATAAGAAGGTTGCAAATCTGCATCAAAAAGTCTATTTTCCTGCCATTCTGTCATACTCTTATATCTTAATTGATTAGTGTGAAATTTCATAACAACTCACCTCGAATCCTTGGTTATCGTAGCAAGGTTCAGGTTCACAACCAGACAAAGCAAGCATTACAGTTAGTATTATAAGTTTTTTGTAGTTTATCATATCTTTAAATTTATAGGGTTATTACTTTATTGGTTAGTGTATCATATATTGCGAGTTCGCCATTCTTTGTAGCTATTTCGGTTGCAGTCTCTAAGGTATCAAAATGTAGGTTTGCATCTAACCAGTACATATTTGTTTTTTTGTCCATCCAACCCCCAATTGAATCATATGCTTCGGACTCTACAAATTTACTAATTCGCAATATAAGTCCTGGAAATGTAGACGGATTTTTGCCCAGGTATATGTTTTTATAGCTTACTATATACCTACTTTTGCTTTTACTTAAATAGGTTGTGAAATCACGCCTTGCATTAGCTTTGTTATTTATCCCTTGTGTTACTGTTATGCCTAAATTTATCATAATATTATTATTTTAGTTGTTAATATATATTTTCTGTTCCCTTATACACGTGATTACTTACTACCTTACTTTGGTCAAAACCTTTACCATATTTTAAATTTTCACCTACAAAAATACCATTATACCAATGAGACCAGGTAACAAATTCATACATAAAATCGAAATTAGCTAAAATATATCCGTTAATTGATGACTGCATATAGTTGGGTAAAGTTGTGTATTTTTGGTCCCTGTATATCATTGTTGTTATTATTTCATTTATTTCATTGTGCGTGCTGTTTTGCTCTCTTGCGTGCCTGAATATATGCTTTATGTCATACTTTAAAGTGTCATTACTATTTAGTTTTTGTTTCCAAGTTGTGTTTTTTGTTTCAGTCATAATATTATTATTTTAGTTGTTATACAAATCAATGTTAAAATCTATGTTCATTTCTTCGAAATCTAAATTATTATAGTTATCGTTTATACTGTTTACTGCATTTATATATATGTTGTTCATAGTGTTTATTTTATTTATTATTATTAATTGTTTATTAACTCACTTACTTTTTTAAAATCTTCACTCCAGTTATCACAAAGAAAGATATAATTTTCATTTTCAGATGCTCTTGCTACAACATTAAAACCGTTGTCGGTTAGAATCTTATAAGCTTGTTCCATTATGTCTCCAGTCCTGGAACAGTACGAAAAACTTTTACTTTCTGTCTTATCGTTATTGTACCGCTTTGGTTCGTATATTTTAACCTTTGAACCTTTGTAATTTGTCGCACCGATGTATTTTACTTTTATTTGTCTGTAGTTGTTTACCTTATATGCTTGTTTTTCCATAATATTTATTTTAAGTGGTTTATTAATTTTTCTGTTTGTTCTATTGTCTCCAGGTTGTGAATCTCATTGCCTGTGCATAACTCAACAAGATATTTATTCAATGATATTAATACTATCTCCTTATTTGTCATTATTATAATATTTTATTAGTTGTGTTAATTGGTCATTTTCGATTTGTAACCTTTTTAAGTCTCCTTTTAAAAAGCTATGAAAGGGTAAAAAATAATCTTCTCCGCCTTGTATATTTATTTTAGCTTTATTAATACTTTTTATTTTATTATCGTTAATTTCGATTAGAGTATTTAAATCCTGAATTCCGTATTTTAGTATATTTATCATAATTAAAAGATTATGTTTGTAGTTGTTAATACTTTGTAAGTTATTGCAACAAGTAACGGAAATACAATTGTTACTGCGATTGCTAAGCCTACTAATGTAATTTTGTCGATGTTTTTAAATGTGTTTTTCATAATTTCTATTTTAGTGTTATTGTTTTTAATTAATTTATTTTTATTTATTTAATACTTTTGTTAAGCTTATATATCTTTTACTTTGTTTGTCTGTAATACTATTCAATTCATTTATTAATTGAGTTCTAAAGTATTCGATGTTTGAATTTGTTGCATTCATAATATTGTTTTTTTTAGTTGTTTATACTTATTACAAAATGAAAAGCCGAGTCCACTTCATTCAGTTCTTCGTATTTTAAAACTCCCAACTGAACTAACTTATCCGCAATATTACGCTCTCTGTGATTAGCAAATAAATTAGTTTTCATTTTTCTTTGCACTTCGCTTTCGTAAATAGTGAAGCCATTCTCTTCTTTAGACATCTTATCTAATAATCTCTGTTGTGGTGGTGTTAATTTTACTTTCATAATTTCTAATTTTAAATTAATTTAAAGGGAGGTTTTACGCTCCCATTGTTTTTAATTATACTCAAAGATAGTCTTTTTTTAGTTACCACCTCATTTATTTTGATTAATTGTTTAAATTTTCTTTTATAAGTTTAGAGGTGAGCAAAAGTATCTTTCTATTTTGCATTTTTTCAAGTTCCCATATCACCTCTATATTGGACCCTTTTAACTCTAAATTTTTAATGTCATTCTTTAAATCTTGTATCAACGCTAATGTGAATTTGTTTAACATAATATTGTTATTTTTAATGCTGTGCCTTATTGACTTTGTAAAGATAGTCTAAAAAACAATGCACCCGACATATTAACAAAATTTTAACATTAATTAATTTACTACACTTTCACCATCTGGAAACACTATCTGGAAACACTATATTAAGGAACGCGCGCACGTGTGAAAATAATATATTTAATATCCTAACAATTTAACATTTATTTTACTCCATACATAAAAGTTTTTAATATCCTACTATTATTTTGAACTATTTTTATTTTATTTTCTATATGTTTGCCATCGGTAAAAAATAAGGTGGTAACACTATTTATTCGACATAACCAAATTTTATATGAAAAAAGTTAATAAAGTTTTGTAATTAATTGGGGAACCATTCGGACATATAATTACATTGCCACCACCTGGAGCCACCACCTGGAAGTACTACCTGGAGGCACCGCCTGGAAGTGCTATATTAACATTTAGGGAGTATACGCAAAAAAACCCTTTCACGCCTTTTTAAGGAGGCATCCAGGGTTTAGTTTCTTTCACGCCTTTTTAGGAGGGGTGGGTACTTCATTTCTATCACGCCTTTTTAAGGACAGAGGATAGCAATTATTTCTTTCACGCCTTTTTAGGAGATGTGATTGTTAAATGTTCTATCTAAATCTGACATAGCTTCCTTAACTCTACCTTTCATTGCACATTGAGTACATCTTACTTTCTTCCAGGTTCTATTATATATCTCAGTATATAAAGCCATAAGGTAATCAACCTCTTCCTTACTCAACCTACCCGCTTTACGATTACTCATAAACTCTCCGTAAGTTACGTGTTCTTCATCAGTGAAACATCTAACTTGTTTGCGTCCTCTTGGAAGTAAGTTGTTTAACTTCTCTCTTCTTTCATCGCATCCGCAATCAACACCTAATACATCTGAAACCTTATTAACTATTGCTTTGATACCGGTAGCCTTAGTGAATGCCTCTACGACATCCCCTAAGCCCTTAACTGTTTTCTGTGAAGCAAACTGCTCCTTCATCAATCTAAACTCCTTAGACCTCTTGTCACCTTTGTAATTCTTTAAATCCTTTTTAGTTATCATATCTATTCCTTTTTAGCTTTACGAATCTTCATATTCGAATTGTTATATAGTTCTCCTTTTGAATCACCTAGCACCGCATCTAAACCCTTGTGTAGTTCTCTATAAATGAAACCATAGTTTATATCGTAAATGCTTTCTATCTCCCTTAGAGAGTTGTCGTAAGACTCCTCAATGAATTCTCTTTGATGATAAGGTAAAGCACTAATCTTATCTAAGATAGCTTTCTCTTCATCCGTTGGTTCGAATGCTTCTGCTTCATCTCTAATATCCATACCATCAAAAATACCTACAGTCCTATTTGCTTTCTTTTCATCTAAGAATATTGATTGTAAGGTTTGTGTTACATAGTAACTATTAAGTTCCTTATCTTTATCCATTAGTTTAAGATACATATCTTGGACCAAGTCATCAGCGGTCATCTTATCTTTAGTTATGTTAAAAGCAATCGCTCTCCATTTTGAATCGTGTTCTGCTAATTCATTTATTCCTCTCATTACTCTTTAATGTTTAATGGCATCTTCACCGCTATTGGTGTTTGTCCGTTATCTAATACTACTCCACATCCTAAAGCTTCTTTCTTACCGCCTTGCATATAACCCATAGCGTAAGACGCTGAATCAATTCCACATCCAACTGCTAAAGCAAATACTGCTTTCTTAGCACCGAACATCCAATCAACATACATATCAGTATGGTAGTGACCGGTAACTGTACTCTGCATATCTCTCTTGGCAGCAGTACGAGCCTTAGAACTCTTATGTCCGTGAACATATCTAACGTCATCAATAACTACCTCTGTTACCCACTTCCAATTGGGAGTACCTAACACTTCATTGTAAGCTTTAATCCATCTTGAAGGTATTGCTGAAGTCTGTGCTTTACGCATTATAATAGCATCGTGATTACCAATAGTAACATAAGCATCAGGAAAAGCTTTATACCATTCTTGAATCATATCGATAGCTAACTCCAACTCAGCATCTCCTCCTGCGGTTTCCGAACTTGTTTCGTGATAAGATGAAAAATGGTTATCGATAATGTCACCTATGAATACTACCTTATTACATTCGTATTTATTGTAAGTATCTATACAGAACTGTAAGTAATCCTTACGTGTAAATGGTGCGTGTATATCTCCTATTACTAATACCTTGTTCTCTTTAGCTTCCTTTACTCGTGAAGCCATCAAAGCAGATATTTCTACTTCATTTAATCTATATCTATTATCTCTCATAATTCTTTGTTTAAATAAAAAAGGGATGAAGAACTAACCTCATCCCCTGTCTTATTGGTTATTAAAACGGTAAGTCATTAGAATCAGACTCACTACTAGACACAACCGCATCTTCACGTTCAGCAGTAGACACATTGTCTTCTGACACCCATACAACCTTACCATTACCTAGATAGACTTTAGGGTTCTTAGCTTCTCTATCATCTTGAGATTGTGATAAAGAGATACTTGCATTGTTACCATACTTAGTCTCATCGTTCTGAAACATTGTTAGGTTGATGTAAGAACCTTTCTTACCTTTAACGATTAATTCTTTTGGAATCGCTTCTAAATTGATACTGAAATTTGTTATTGCACTCATAATTTAACTGCCTACTTTAATAGGACTTTTGTTTAACCGCCCACTTTATTGTGAGACATTCGGCGTTACTCAAAGATACTACTTTATTATTTAATTACCTACTATACTTATAAAAAGTTATTAACTTAACCTCTCAGCTTCATCATCTACCCTTAATTGGTTTCTGTCTTGCCTTTCATAGTTTAGAGTTACCTCATCATTAACTGAATCAACCACCTCTTCTTGCTCCTTTTCACTAAAGCCTGACATATCAAACTCTTCCTTTACCACTACATCATTAGTTGTTATAGCTTTTACTATCTCTTCTTGGTTTGCTGCTATGTTTGCAACTAATACCTGAAGATTGTTTAATCTATTCTCTAACTCTGTTACTCTTACTTTTAATGTATGTTTCTTTAACTCACTCATAACTTATAATGTTTTAACTATTAATAATAATACTGTTGGTGCAAATGTAAACAATGCGTCTAATACGTTAGGAGTACTGAACCTCATCTTTGCATCTACTATCTCTTTTCCAATTGACACGAAGACCATAAACCCTATAGCTTCGATTGTTGTTCCCCATAATACTAATGGTGTTGCTATTATAGTTCCGTAAAAGAAATGTAACAACTTGTCTGTTGGCACTGATGCCATAAATGATAATACTTTTTTTAATGTTTCCTTCATAATTTATATTTATTTATTAATTTCTACTCTGCAAACATACAACTTATATTTCAATACTTAACTATATTTAACATAAGTTTAACACTCTCCCCTATCATAATCAGTTATCCACTTGAACCTCAGCCTCTTGACTTCAGCTTCGTACTGCTCTTTGCTTAGAGAACAAAAACCCGTATGGTAAAATCTGTTGTGTAACTCCTTTAACTCTTCTAAAATCTCATCTCTTTTCATATCTATCCTATGTATATTGTTTCAAACACTTCTTTTCTATTGTCATCTTTACGTTTCCATTCGAAACTCTTTAGTACTAATGAAGCCCTCTCGTCATATACATTTCTATCTTCATCAGATAATTCTCTATAAGCTTTCTCGTTAGCCGTTAGTATTTCATTGTCCACAACTCTTATAGCTTCTTTCTCTAACTCTAGTCCAAAGTATTCTCTATAGATATTCATATAGAAAACATCATCTTCAATTAAAGGGAACACCTTGTTTCTTGTATGGATTACTGTAGCGTGTGATTTCCCGACTGCTTCACCTATAACATTCATTGAGGCTCTTGTGTCTTTCAAAGCTATCTTGTAATACAATGCTCTTGCGTCAGTCACATCTGTCTGTCTTGACTTTGCAAGAACGTCTGCTCCTGTTCTTCTTGTTACATAATTTACTATCTCTTCTAGCCTTGTTGTGTTATCCATATTATTTATTTGTTTATTTTATTAATTTTAAGGTAGTCTAAGGATAGAATGGTTAACCCTCCTACAAGTTTTAATCCTATCCTAGTAACTCCTTGTTCAGCTGAAGAAAGCATAGTTGCCATTGGATAATCAGTGACGAAACTTAAAAGACAATCGCTCACTCACTCTCTCCTAACTGAGGTACAAACATACAACAAATAAATGAATTAATATGTTAAAGAAATGTTAAAGTATGTTTAATTTTAACTGGAAGTATGTTTTTATAAACGCTTCCCTTCCTTTAGCCTTGTGTTTGTTAGCGAAAGCTTTGAACACTGCCCTCACCATACCATACTCAGACAACCCTTGGAGGTTCTTTAGACACCAAGCGTTACCTAATCCCTTTACTCCTTTAACACTGTCAGCTGTATCACCGATAATCATTTGAGACCAAAAATTATAATAAGCTTCATCCTTACTAACCTTTATAAACTCTTTCTTTCTATAGTTATATATAGTTCCTTCAAACTGCATATAGTCTTTATCGATGCTAATGATAACACTCTTATCCTTACCGTACTGAAGCATAAGCTTAGCTACTATATCATCAGTCTCAACGAATGACCTAGTAACTATCTCTAGGTTCTCCTTTACGTATTCTATTAAAGGACCTAAGAACTCAGGCTTATCTCTATCCTTTCTATTAGCCTTGTAGGTATCGAAGATGGTGGCTCTGTAGTTATGTCTACAGAACCCTACATTAATCATCTTCACGTTTCCATACCGAACTTCCATATTGTAAACAACATCTTTGTATTTACTCCAAAAGTTATCTATAGCTTCATCCAGGTCCTCTGCGTTATAGGTTGCTTCATATACTACACTATCAATATCAAAAATTCCTATCATAACTTCTTCCTTTTAATTTCTATGTACCAATTGTAAATCCACAACCTAACCCTTACATCGAATGAGCCTTGAATTTTCTTATCTCTTTTCATTCTCTATCTCTTTCTGTAGGTTTGCTAACGCTCTCCAAGCTACCTTTGCTGAGTGTCTAATTCCATCTGTGTCAATTGTTCCTGCATCTAACAAATGTCTAACTAGAGCATCCTTCTCGTCTCCTGACTTGCTTCTATCCCAATGCAAAGGACTACCTGGATTGTGTTGTTCATTCCCTACAAAGGAACACTGAGACACCTCTCTTATCGCATCAGGAAAGTAATTTAGAACTCCACTGAATACTGGAGTCTCTTTACGTTTACTGGCTTCATCTTCTTTCTTAGGGTGGCTTATGAATTCGCTCTCTAGTTCACCGCAAGTACAGTCGGAACACATTCCGTTACACACCTCATCCTCTATATCAACCATCATATCTCTTACTGACATACCTGAGTTATTAGCTATATACTCGTTCCATTCGTTTTCCATATACTTATCTAAACTGTTTCCCATATTTAAAATATTAATGTTACTATTCCTATACCTATTCCAATCGCTACTGTAACTCCTAAAGCTACCATAGAATAAAACGCAACTAGAATTCCTCTCTTAATTAATTTATTTTTCTTCATATAATTATTATTTAAATTAGCTTCCTTTCCTTTACAGTTTGACTGTGTCATACATTCGCAACCTCTACATCCGTTACGATAACTTTCCATAAAATTAATTTGTCTTTGAGAAACAAACTCTTCCTCTTCTTCTTCTTCAAACTCAGCGTGTTCTTTGCAGTCAGAACAGACACCTGAGTAAGGCATCCATTCATTAGCACCGCAACAGTTACTCATCATTATCCTTGTCTTTTAAATGATTCTGACTCATCCTGACCAAACACACCTTGTTCGTATAGACCGGTCATTTTTAGCGTCGCTCTTGACAAAGCTCTTTTTTCGGCAAGTTCGATAACATACCAACTATTTGTTGAGCCATCTTTAAATCCCGCTCCTTTTAAAGCTGAACCAAAAGTCTCTATAGTCTTCTCACCTTTCTTAGCAGTAGCTTTTATAACTGCAAAGTTAGGTTCACTATTGATTACTTCATAAGTGATATTTATATCCTCTAAAGCACTTACCTTCTCGATTCCAGACCTTGTCAGAATTATATAATGTTGATGCTTAAAGACATCTGCCTTTGTTAAATCATACTTTACATACATCTCTTTTAATTTACTTACTTCCATATTACTTTAAATTTGTTAGGGTTAATATTAATTCATTTATTAGTACTAAGGCGTCTTCCTTTTGGTCAGACTCCTGGTAATCTTGATTTGTGTCCTCATAAACTTGATTAAGGAACTCGATAGTTGTTGTCATAATTAATGTGTTTTATTGGTTATTAAATTCAAACTTATCTCTTCTATCTATGTTTCTCTCCCTCCATTGTTCTAGTTCTATCTCTTGCTCCCTAGATTGGTTGTGTATGTGTAGTTTCTTTTCATCTGCACATTTCTTCATTGTGATTGGATTACGATTTGTTTTCCAAAAGGCGTGACACTTAGTTTCTGTTTTCATATTGCTTATCTTATTGACTCTGCCGCTAAAGCATCTAAGTCGGTTAAATTCTCTTCTGTTAATAGGTTTGTTATTAGTACGCCTCCTGCATAAACCTCTTGCGTTTCAAACTCTACTGATACTGACATTTCATTGTATCTCCCATCATAAGCTTGAATGATGTCTCCTTCTAATTGTAACTCTATTCCTCTGTACTTTACTATTACTGTTTCTGCCATCTTAATTATCTTTAGGTTATTCCCTTGTGAGGTACAAACATACAACTTATATTCGACATAATCTAATAATATAAGACTTTAACTTTTCTTTAACATATCGAACGCATCTTTAAATGATACAGTTTTTCTTTCATAAGATTTAACCGCTACATTTCCTTTAGCATCTTTATAGTAAACCTCTCTTACAAGAGTGTCCTTTAACTCAATATCTTTATCAGAAGGAGTGTCGTGCCATAGAACAAACCCATAAGTCTTATAAGGACCTCCCATATGCTTAACTAGGTTCTTTATTAAAATCTTCTGACCTAAAGTAATTTCCTTACCGAACTCCTTAACCTCTGCCATTATAAACAACTCATCCTTTTCAGACTCGTACATCCAGTCTCCATCTGTTCCAGTTCTCTTGTCGTTAGATATTCCTTCAAACAATAACTGTTGTCTAAACTTCTCCTGGTTGTAAATTTTTCCGCTCATCTCTTCTTTTTTAAATGTTTCTATTATTGTGTCGACACCCGCTTTGAGTCTCTTGTCACTCGCTTTTACTTCCTTGAACCCTAGGGTGTTAACTCCTGTATCTGTTTTCTTCATATTACTTTACTCCCGTTATATATACCAATGCTAAAGATATAATTGTTATTATAATTAATGATACGATAAATCTTACTGTTTCTTTCATTTGTTTGTTTCTTTGAATATTCTAGTGAAAAATCTCCTCAACAAATATCCTCTAAAAATACTTGCTATGAAGAACATAAAAGTTATTAACAAGTTCTGCTTAACTGTTACATCTATTCCAAGTAAGGGGTATATTGTTATTTGTATTGCGAAAGAGAACCCTAGCCCAACAACTGTGTTGGTTATAGCTTCTATTACTGATTGTTTCTTGCTTTGCATAATCTATTATTTAATGTAATTGTTCGGCAAACATACGAAGATTATTATAAACAATACTATGTTTAACAAAACTTTAACTTATACGAATAATTCGTATTGGAATGGTTCTTCTCCATCTTCCTTATTCTTTTTGTCTTCAGCCCTAACTCCATCTATCCAATCTAAGATGTCCTCTCTTTTTATAAATTCAGTAGAATCTATTATTGGTAGTAGATTGTTGTTAACTGTAAGCTTCTTACCTACAAAGGTATCTGTTTCAACCATCGGAATAGCTGAGTGTAAGTCTATTTTAGATGTTGTTCTAGTACTACGACCTCTACCTATAGTCTGACTTATTTCTGCTTCAGCAATCTTAATTTCAATCTCTGCAAGGTTCTTATCCTCAAACGTAAACAAAGAGAATTCATAGTGACTTGTTCTAACTGTCTGCTTTGATTTCTTTATTGAATTATAAGGGATGTTTAGTAGGACCGCTTTTATTATAGTAGACTCAGTAGGCGCTACCGGAGTTCCTACAACAGAAATGTTCTTACCCTTAAAAGAATCAATACCAAGTGTATTACCAAAGTAATGCTCTTGCTCATCCTTACCTTTAAAACTACCTGAATAAGCTTTATAAGTTAAAACTATATCACTATCTACTTCAGGAAAATCACCTTTCTTTAGGGTACTCCTGGAGTAAGACTTGGACGTGTCTTGTTTAACCGGCTCAACATTAGAAGCTGTTCCTGAGTAAAAGAAGTCGTACCCATCTTCCTTTGACAGTAGCTTATCGTAAAAGAAACTATCGGCAGAAGCACTTAAAACAACAATCTTACTGAAGCATTCAGCAAACCTTTTAACACTACCAAAATGATAAGAGGATATAGAATTCCAATTGCTTATCTCAATAGCATAATCAGACTTAATAAGTTTAATAAATCTCGCAGTTCCTTCTATTTGTGACAACCTGTCAAAAAAGTTCGCTCTGTTTTTGTATCTAATCTGAGTTTTAAACGTTCCAATCTGTCCATCAACTAAATCAGTAATCTCATCCTTTACGTTTAACATATCGTAATAGAAATCTTTAGTAGACTGAATCTTAGAATTCTCACCATCTCCGATTAAACTTAAAACTTTATCTATTACCCTATTAACTTTTGCAGTTGTTATTGAAGACGTAGGCATAAGTTCACCCATAATATCCTCATCAAATATAACAGTATCTTTATTAGCAAATAACTGAGGAGCTAACATAACTCTAGTGTGAGTTGTTAAAACAGTCACCTCAGACTCATAGGCTTCAGCTAAGGCTCTTTTAAACTCCAAGGCTACTTGACTATCAAAAACAGAATACTCTATGTTAGACACGCTCCTACCATTTGCAATGTCATCAATTAAACTATTAGCCATCTTGCTCTCACCCATTTGCTGAAGAGTGTTGTATCTTACATTCAAAGAGTCAGCACTAAACATAGGAGGTTCAGGAGTAATCACGTAAGGCAAACCTTCTGAATCCATTCTACTAGCAATCTCATTTTTTAACTTATGGTTTGGTAAAGCTAATATTACATTCTCAACATTAATCATCTCTTTAGTCTTCCCGGTTCCGGTTGGAGCATTTATAACAGAAACTCTATTTTTTGACTTAAAGGCATTCTCAAAGTGAAACTTAAACTTACTTGCAACAACATCAATAGGTTCTTTATTGATTTCTCTAATTTGAGTCATTACAGTTCTAGTCTTACCATCTAAACTTAAAATGTTTGTGTATTTACCTGAAACTTTAGAATCAAATGAAAGCATAGACTCAGGATGCTCATAGCCTGCATTAGGTATTCTTCTTAACAAAGCGTAATCATCTCCATTGTAATCTCCTCGAACATTCATCTTTTCATTCACATATTTCAAACCTCCTCGAACAAACATCATATTTGAAATCAAGGCTCTTAACTGTAAATATTTTAAATGAATAGTTCCTTTGTCGAATCCGTTAAACTGTTTTGAATTTTCACAAGCTTCATCGTAGTTGAAATTTTGAATATTGAGTTTTGATGCAGATGTGCAATGTTCTATAATACTATAAGAAGGTTGCATATTAGCATCACTTTGTGATAATTTTAACTTTTTAATAATTCTGTTATGATTCCCTGAAGCCTTGTCTTTGTTGACTAAATCAGCTATTGCTCCTTTTACGTCATTCCAAATGTTCAACCTCCCGTTTATCACTTTTGGCTCAGTTCCCGCGTAAAACATCCTCGATAAATCTTTAGTTGCACCATCAGAACCTCCAATTTTAATCAAAGAATTCATTACACTTTTAAACAAAGATGGGTCCTCTATAATTGTATCAAGAACAATTACTAATCTAAACTTTCGGAAGTCCTTCTTGTTAGAGAAAGAATTATAAGTTAGATTTACATTAATACCATATTCCTTAAACTTCTCTATTTCTTTTAAAGGGTCTTGGTTATCATCAAAGTCTAACATAAATACTTGACAACCTACAAAGTTTGCATTCTTACGATGCTCACTATTAAGTATAGATGGAACAATAGTCTGTCCGTTAGATACAAAGTTCCTAAGTTCCTTTAAGTTAATCTCCTTAGTTTCGTATCCGTTTTGAAGATTATATGCGTCAGAAGGCTTACTACTGTAACGCTTTGGATGTATTGATAATTTAAATTTCATTGTCTATACGTTTTAATTATACCGCAAACATACGATTTTATTTTGTTGCAAATACAACTCGCACTAACTTTAACAAAACTTTAACTATCTATTGTAGAATCTTTCAAGAATATCCTTTACTATTAACTGACAATCAGCTTTATTAGTTGGCATATACACTGCCCTTGTATCTTTAGTTCTATGTAGAAGATTTAAGAACATTTTCCATCTTAAAGGGAATGACTGACTCATACGTCCTTTAGCTTCAATTATAAACTTGTCACTAACAAAATCAGGAGTGTAATATATTTTACGGACCTTACTGTTTCCATTGTTAGATAAAGGTTTCATTCCTTTGCGTGTAAATAAGACGTTCTCCAAGTGAAACTCATCCATAAGGTCAAATACCTCCCCTTCATATTTAAAGTCTATCCCTGCCTCTTGTAATAGCTTGTAACAGTTAATCTCTAGTTGTGAAGCAAACTTAATTCCATCGTAAATACCTTTTCTGCTATTAATTTGTTTTTTTCCCATTATATTATATTAAGATTATCGAATCACTCACGCCTTTTTAGGAGATAGGTGCGTACTAAATCGTTCACGCCTTTTTAGGAGGAGTATATATATAACGACATAACTCTTATTATTATTACATAAAAAACCCCTCCATTTCTGAAAGGGTTGATTATCAATAAGATGTTAATTAACTTGGTACATCAGTTACTAAATCTGAGTTAGTAAAGTTATAACCTGTTAAGTTAGCACTTCCTATACTGTCAGCAACAGTAGTTACACTTGTCTCTATATCATATAGATGACTTGGAGCAGCAGATAACAAACTCATATCTTGAGTTGCACCTCCATTATAGATTGCTGCTAAATTAGCACTCTGATTACTATTCCATATAGCTACTTGATTTATTATACCATCAAAATAGTTGTTATACACATTGTTATCTCTACCTATTCTAAAGATATTATCACTTGTATCATTACCATTTAAGACACCACTATACCC